GGGTTGTTGGTGACACACCTAAACCTTATCACTATGACACAAGTAAAAGTGGTGTTGAGAATATGAAAATACTAGCAGGTTTAGTTAAGAAAGATAGAGAAGATATGTCATGAAAAAATTAAGTTCATTTTTAAAAGAAGGAAAGGATAAAGGTGTAGTATTCACCTTTGGTCGTTTCAATCCACCAACTACAGGTCATGCAAAGTTAGTAGACAAACTTAAAAAAGAATCAAGTGGTGGGTATCAAGTAATGTTATTCACATCACACTCAAATGACCCTAAGAAAAATCCATTATCACATAAAGACAAGATTAAGTACCTTCAAAAGTTCTTTGGTAGAATAGTTGCAAATGTCGCTGCAAGAACTGTATTTGATATATGTAATGAATTGCAGAAACAGGGATATAACAGAGTAAAAATGGTCGTTGGTTCAGATAGAGTCAAAGAGTTCGAAACACTATTAAAGAAATACAATGGTGTCAAAGCAAGACATGGATATTACAACTTCAATGAGATACAAATAGTATCTGCAGGAGAAAGAGACCCAGATGCCGATGATGTTTCAGGAATGAGTGCATCAAAACTCCGTGCATTGGCAGAACAAGGTGATTTCGAAGCATTCTCTAAAGGAGTTCCTACAAGAAACAAAAAAGATATAGAGAATCTATACAAAGATATTCGTAAAGGTATGGGTATTGTTGAGTCAACACTACCAGACTATATGATAGAAGACTTAATAGACGAGGGAGTCTATGACCCAGGAACATTCAAAGCAGTGTTCTTAATGGGAGGTCCTGGTTCAGGTAAATCTACTGTTGTTAAGAAACTAGGTCTGAAAGCATTGGGATTAAAACTTGTCAATACAGATAATGCTTTTGAGGCAGGTCTAAAGAAGGCAGGATTATCCCTAGATTTAAGAAAAATTGATTCAAATGTCAGAGATGGCATCCGTGCCAAGGCAAAAAAGATTACAGGTAATGCAATGGATAGATATATTGAAGGTAGACTTGGTCTTATCTTTGACACTACCAGTGCTAAAGCATCTAAAATTGTAAACTATAAGAAGATGTTAGATGAATTAGGTTATGAGTACAAGATGATATATGTAAGTGCATCATTAGATAATGCACAAAAACGAAACGAAAAGAGGGCAAGAAAATTACCACCTGAAATAGTAAAAGGTGATTGGGATGCAGCTCAAAAGAACTCAAAACAATTCAAAAGTATCTTTAAGAATGATTTTATAGAAATCACAAATGATGATGATATAAAAACCCTAGATGGAAAGGCCTCAAAACTGTACAGTTATCTACAAGGTTGGTCATCTAAGTTTCCTGGTAATAAGAAGGCAACTTCTTGGAAAGAATACGAATTATTACTGAAGAAAAAAGGATAAATAGTTATTATGGATATATTAGACCAAAATATCGCAGAGGTAAAGAAAGTAGCACAAGATAAAGATGTAAAATCTCGTGATGGAACTCAACCTAAGAAATACTTCGATAAGAAAGGTGATGATAAACTTGCAAAGTCTACTAAACAAGATAGAGCAAGACACTTCGAAAAGGGTGCAAAGAAAGACGATGATGATTCTAGTGCATATGAACCTGCTCCAGGTGATGCACAAGCAAAAACAAAACCCTCAAAACACACAAAGAAATTCAAAAAAATGTTTGGTGAAGATGCAGTTGCCGCTGCAAGACTGAAAGCAAACCAAGCAGACGAAACAGATAGACAAAAAGACAAACACGAAAGAGAAGTCGAAAAGTTAAAACAGAAACACGAAAAAGAAAACGAAAAACAAAAGGCAGAAGACGAGAAAGAAAAAGAAAATGAGTTGATGCAAAAACAGAGAGAAGCACAACGAGAAGAAGTTGAATTAGAAGAAGAAGGTGCTGCCGATAAGTCACTCAAAAAGAAAGCCGACAAAACAGGCATATCTGTTGGTATACTCAAACAAGTATACAAAAGAGGTGTCGCTGCATGGAGAACTGGTCATAGACCTGGCACAACTCCTGAGCAATGGGGACACGCAAGAGTGAACAGTTTTATCACTAAAGGTTCAGGCACATGGGGTAAGGCAGATAAAGACCTTGCAGATAAAGTCAGAGGTGAATCTATAGAAGAAGGTAAACTAGTCACTAGTTATCACGACATCATAGACCTCATACAAGGAAAAATCAAAAAGAAGATTGAAAAGGAATACGAAAAGTCTACTGAAAAGGGATTAAAACTAATCAATGACCTTGGTGCAATGATAGGGCATAAAGCAACAGATAAGAAACAAGAGAAAGGAAAACTATTCTTAAAATTTGGTGAAGAAATGATGCCAGGTAAAGGTAATGTATCTGATGATGGTGTTTGTGAATTAGGAACAGATGATATAAGAAAGAAATATCAAGCAGATACACCAGGTCAATCAGAAGAAGCATACATTAAAGAGACTGAGAAAGCATTTCACGAACAACAAAATAGAGCAAAGAAAAACTTCAAAGATGTGTTTGGTAATCCACTAAAAGGTTATCCTGCAAATGAAGAATTTGAAGTATTAGATAAGTAATTATGAAAACATTGAAAGAGGTTGCAATCGAGGAAACCCTAGATGCAATGCAATCCAATAAAACCAATCTTTTAGACAATCCATTTAGACTCGGTTCTATGATGTATTTCGAATGCATCAATGAGGCAAGAAGATTAGTATCAGAAAACAAATATACACTAACAGAAGTTGATAAAAACATCTTAGAAACTGATGTAGGGTCATTTGAAGTATATGAAGGTGAATTAGTGCCTTTAGACTGCCCTATGTTTGAAGAGGATGAAAAAGAACCAGAACTCAACTCACCTAAAGTTGGTGGTCCTAAAAAGTATTATGTCTATGTAAAAGACGGAGACAAAATAAAGAAAATCACATGGGGTGATACAACAGGTCTCAAAGTCAAAATCAATAACAAGAAAGCTGCCGATTCATTCGCGGCAAGACATGACTGCAAAAACAAAACAGACAAAACAAAAGCAGGATATTGGGCATGTAGATTGCCTCATTATGCAAAACAACTCGGTTTATCAGGTGGAGGAGACTTTTTCTGGTAAAACCTATATACTTATATCATGAATAAATTATACCATACATACGCATACGAAAATAGATATGCAGAAGTTTTTAAAAACGATAAAGGATTTGAAGTAGAACTTTATGAGAATGAAAAATTGGTGGAAACACGAGAAGTTCATGCTCATAGTGAATCATATGCCGAAGATGTCGCAGACAATTGGGTACAAGGAATAATAAACATACCTGAGAAAGAGGGTAGTTTTTATGGTTACAATGAAAAGAACGACAACTTCTATCCTGGATTAGATGACTAAACCATATAAAGAAGAGGTTTTAGAACAACACGGAACAGGGAAAATGTTCAAAGTTAGAACTTTTGAACATACTGTGGATGATAGTGAACTCGTTTGGCATAGAGATAAACAACATCGAACTGTTCATGTATTGAGTGGAAATGGGTGGAAACTACAAAAAGATGATAGTTTACCTGAAGATTTGACAGTCGGAAGGGATTACTATATTTTAAAAAATAGTTACCATAGATTAATCAAAGGGGAAAATAACCTAGTTATTCGTATAGAAGAGTAGGTATCGAACTAAAATATATTATAAATAATACTATGAGTTATAAGTCAGAAAACTGGAAAGAAAAACTAGAAGAAGTGCGTATGCATGTTGCTTTAAAAGAAGGCAGTGTGGAAAAAAGTGCAGATGATATACTAAGTGACCAAATAGATGAAGAACTTGCAACCTTTTTTGTAGAAGATACAGAAGAGTTGGTCTTAGAAGCATCTTCTGGTGAGATGATTAAGAAGGTATTCAATACTAAGAGTGAAACAGAAGCTATGGGTATTGCAAAACTTCTCAGTATGACTGATGTTAAAGTTGCACTTGGAATGCAGAAACAAAATCCTGATGGATTTAAGAAAACTACATTCTCTATGGGTGCAGACAACAAGAACAGAAACATGGCTAGTCAAAAAGAACTAGAAAAAATGTTTAAAAAAGCAGGTGTTAAACCTCTACCAGAAGAAACAGTAGAAGAAGTTAAAGAAGAGAAACTTTCTGTTGAAAGAACAATAACAAAACTCACTGAAAAGAACATGTTAGGTCGTTTATCTAAGTCCCTTAGACTAGATGAAGAAGGCAAAGAAAAATTATTCAATTATTTCGATAAAGGGGAATTAGAACAATGAAATTTACATCACTAGGTTTATCAGATGACCTATTAGAAGCATCTAAATCAGTTTTAGAAAACACTAAAGAATACCAAGACTTCTTTAAATCAGCACTTAAAAAATTTGGTGTCACTTCACCTGCTGAATTCAAATCAGATGAAGAGAAGAAGAAATTCTTTGACTATGTAGACAAAAACTACAAAGGTAAAAACGAAGAAACCTCTAACGAGATAGACGAAGCAAAACCTTCAAAGAAATTTATAAAACTTGGCGATAACGCTGAAAAAAAAAATCTAAAGAATGTTGATGAAGCATCAAGGGATTACTACAAACAAGTAGATGCTCTTATAGACAAACATGGTAATGAAAAACCATTCATCTATAAATCACCTAAGTTGAGTAAGATTTTAAGTGACCTTACAAAATTAATGAAATCAGAAAAGGAATTTCCTGATTCACAAAAATATGGTAAACTTATACAAGGACACTTAAAGAAGTGTGAAGTTATGGGTTACGAAGAGAACATCGTATTAACAAACAGAATGCATGAAAAGTTTGTAAAAGACTTTCAAGGTGACACAATGTTTAGAGAAGAGATGGCAGAAATCATCATGCAAGATGCTATACTATCATACGCAATATTTGGAGAGTAGAATGAATCTATTTCATGAAGCAAAGAAAGTTTTAGACAAAGATGGTAAAGTAAATCCATTAGGTCCTTACGGTAAGATGAAACTTACTGGTCAAGAAGTTGCAAATTACTTCAGAAAAAACAAAGTATCAGATGCAAAAGTCAAAAGAGCAGTAGAAGTTGCACTTGACATGTCTGGTGCTATGGATATTGCATCTAAAGAAATCAAAAAGTTCTTTGGTGATAAAATACTCAAATCAAAAGAAGTTCAGAATGCATTACAATATGCAAACGAATCAGTTGTATCAGAAGGCATGAAGATGAAAGACATCATGCGTAAACATAAAAGAGAACTTAACAAAGCATATAAATCTGGTGACTTGTCTTTTATGTCATCAGCAGGTAAGAAAGCAGAAGACGATTTAATGCAATGGGCAATGGATAATGGTGAAGTTAAAACCGATGACCCAGACGACTTTTTTGATTGGTTATCTCGTGACTTAGAAGATATAGTCAAAGGTAAAATCAAAGAAGATGTTAAAGAGGGTTACTTTCAGATAGAAATGGAAGACGATGATTATTATCCGAATGCCGAAAAAATGTATGTTGATATCATCAAAAAAGCTGGTGGCAAAAACATAAAAGTTTATAAACCATCTCGAATGGACCCACAGTTGGGTATAGACTTTAAAGGTGGTAACATTTCAAGAATGCGAAAAGAATTAGATAAAAAGGGTGACGGAACAGAAACAATAGATGAAAACTACAGAACACTTGCAAAACATGGCATGGGTGCAGAAACACCTAAGTCAATTAAAGTTGGTACAGAAGTAGATTACTATCAAAAAGATGGTGCAAAGTACATGGGTAAAATCACTAAGATGTCAAGACAGTCTTACACTGTAAGAGATGACAAGACTAAGAAAGACCATGAGTTCTTCTATCATGATAGAATCAAAGCTGCAAAACTTCTTAAACAAGGTGATAACATAGAAGAAAAAGTAGAGTATGCAGAATACAAATTCAGAAACAAAAGAGACGCTCAGAAAGCATTAGACTACTTTAAAAGACAACAGTTAATTAAATTAGACATCAACGATGACGGATTAAGTCAATATGAACTAGCAATCGATGCTGGTAAAAAAGATATGACTAAACAACATAAAGAAATTTTGAAGATGTTAAAACCAAAAGTTCTTACAACTGAAGCAGTATCACCTGCTCAACAAGCTGCAATAGCAATCGATAGAAAAGAAAAGAGAAGTAAGGGTGCATACAAAAATGTTATGGATTCTTACAGACAAATGTGGCAAGATGCCTCTATCGAAGAAGGCAAGTACCTAAAATACTCAAACTTATTATTGAAGAAAGCAAAAGAGATGGAAGCAATCGACAAAGCACAAGACAAGTCAAAGGTTAAAAATCCTTCATTGAATGCTCTAAAAGCAATCAATAAAGAAATCGAAGCTGAGATGAAGAAACTTGGTATTAAAGAATCAATCAATGAAGAAATGATTACTTACAGAGTTAAGAAGATGCAAAAACCTGAAGAACAGAAATTTACTCGTTCTGCAAAAATGATGGGTTTAAAGATTACTATGGACAAAGGTAAAGATGATACAGTAATCGTTATGAGTGGAACTAAGAAGAAACTCAGAGACTTTGATGCAATTGCAAGAGGTAAATCATCATTTGGTGACCCTTCAACAATAACACACTTTGACGAAGATAAAAGAG